AGCTGCTCAAAAAAGCAGCTTTTCTTAAAGTCCAATTAGATAGACTTGAAAACGAAATAAGAATAGTGGGAGCGGTTCAAAAATCTTCCAAAGGAAACTATCGTCAATCAGTTCCTTATAAAACTTTTCTTACTTCATTCACTGTATATCAAGCCGCAATCAAAACTCTCAATTCAATCATGGGTAAGAACGTCATTGATGAAGATGATGAGTTTGATGCGTTTATGAATAGCATAGGAGGATAGCTCAAATGGCATATGAAATTAATATTCACGTTGGTAAAGATGGCAAACTAACTTCAGATGTAGAACCATTTGAAATATCCGTCTATCGTGAATCTAAAAGAGTAAAACTCTTGTTTGATGTGGATACAGAGATTGATAGCACATATCATTACTTAAAATTCACTCACGCTAGAGCCACTTATCTTTATAGGGTTCACAATAACGAATTTGAAATCCCAAAAGCAATTACAGCTTATGAAGGTGCTTGGGAGATGAGCTTTATTGCATGTGATGAAGTCGCTAATAGCGATAGCACAATTACCGCTAATTACATCTATGCTTCTGAACCAATAGTGGCCACAGTCCTTAAAGGAAACTTAGGGATTATTCATACATCAGAGGAGTTCGCTTTACTTTCTCAACTTGTTGAAGGAACATTTGATCACTTTGAAATCCCTGAAGGAGTTAGTTTTATCACAACCAATTTCTTAGCAGAGGCCACTAACGAATTCGCAGTGACCGTTCCTTATACAGTTACAACTATTAAGGCACATGCTTTTTATCAAAGTGGTTGTACGCATATTGAGTTTGAACCTGGTAGTCAATTGGCCACGCTCGAAAATAGTGCTTTATACCGTATTGAAAACTTGGGTGATATTGAGTTCCCTTCATCGCTCTCGAGCTGGGGGCAATACAATTTAGGTTTTTGTGGATGCGAAATAGTCACCTTTGGTGCTAACTCAAATTTAAGAATGCTCTCGAGCTATGCATTCTGGAGTATTCCAAATCTTAAAAAGCTTTATTTACCAGATAGATTGACATCCTTTAGTGGTGGCACTGCAGTTATTAAAAACTGTCCTCTTTTAAATGAGGTTTGGTTCCCTAACACAATTAACGTGCCTATTCCTTTAGAAGCTATTCAAGATTGTCCTGTATTAAGCAAGATTACATTACAAAGCAATTTTAATGTTAATGCGAACTTTGGTAACTGCACCTCATTAACCAGAGAATCAGTTATTCAAATGTTTAGAAACTTAAAAGACTTATCTGGTGCAGCATCTAAGGTTATCTCAATCCATCAAACTGTCTATGACAGATTAGAAGCTGAGGACATAGCAATTGCTACTAGTAAGAACTGGTCCATCGGCATCGTTGGTGGTAATGATCCTCTTGCTGGTAAGTGTTTACATTATGAAAACAACTCGATTTCAATCGACTTAGAGTTTGGCTCCGGTATTGGCTGCATCAGTTGTACAGGCAATGCTGTTAACTTCACGTACGAATATCTCTCTGAAACAACATTTAAGATTGATATCTCTGGTGGTGATTACATCCCAAGTGCATGGGGCAACTTTATGCCTGTACCAGTTAACGAAGTCATCAACGATACAGGTGTTATCATCCTCAGCAGTGGTGAAGTCAGTCAAGTCAAACTTAAGACCTACTCTAATAACAACGTAGGAACCAATAGAACATTCAGTTTAGTGCCGGAGGAATAATGTATGGAAATCATTGAAGAAAAAGGACTAAGGATTTTAGTCGCAAAAGATGGCTGTGTTATCCAAAGTGTCACTGATGGTTCTATCTTAGGCAAAAAGCTTGTTTTAGGTAAAAAGGACTCTGAAATTCATTATCACGAGATTCCGGTGCCTAAACCAGAAGCGGAAGATACCGTAGAATGAGTTTCTTACTAGCCTATATCGACGAAATAGAGTCAGGCCGCACAATTGCTGGTCAAGAACTAAAAAGTGTCTTAAAACGCTTAAAAGACGATTTGAATAATCCTCGTTATGTCTATGACGAAAGACCAGGACAAATAAGAATCGAATTTATTGAGAGGTTTTGTAAGCACACTAAATCGCCATTCAATGGACAGCCATTCATTTTAGAGTTATGGGAAAAAGCCTTCCTAGAGTGTGCATACGGTTTCAAAATGGCAGAGACCGGTCTAAGAAGATTTAACGAAGCATTATTGCTTATTGCTCGAAAGAATGGAAAAACCACGTTTGTCGCCGGAATCGACTTGGCGGAATTCTTCTTATCTAAAGGTGGAACCGACATCGTATGTGCAAGCAACACGAATGATCAGGCGTCCATTTTGTTTGAGGAGATTAATAACATGCGTGAACAGAGCAAAGCTCTCCGCAACGAAAAACGTTCGAAAAAGAATATTTTCTACATCTATTCTCCGAAAAACAAAAACAAAATTAAAAAGCTCTCCGCTCAATCTAAAAATAAAGACGGCTACAACATAGAAGTCGGTTGCATAGATGAAGCGTGGGGAATGGTAGACTCAAAAGTCTACGATGCTATTAAACAATCACAATCTACAAAAGTTAATCCGTTAATCTTTATCATCACTACCCAAGGCACGGTGGTGGACGGTTTCCTAGATAACAAATTAGCCTATGTCAGGAAAATGATTAAAGGTGAAATCCAAGATGAGCATGTCCTCCCTTGGCTCTACACACAAGATTCTATTGATGAGGTATTTGAAGACCCATCATCTTGGCAAAAGTCTAATCCTAGTTTAGGAACAATAAAGACAAAGTCTTATTTTGAAGACATTATGAATAAAGCTAGGAATGACCTAGCCACTAAAGTCACGATGCTTTGCAAAGACTTTAATATCAAACAAATCGATAGCGGTTCATGGCTCACCTTTGACGAGCTTAACAATGAAACCATGTATAAGATGTCCGAGATTAGAGACAGCTACGCGATTGGTGGAGTTGATTTATCTGCTACGACAGACTTGACCGCAGCAGTCTTGCTTATTATCAAAAACGGTAAGAAGTATGTTCTTCCACATTTCTTTATGCCTAGCGAATTAGTCAAAAAGAGAGTGGAGGAAGATAAGATTCCATATGATGTTTGGGTTAAAAAGGGATTAATCACTTTAACTAACGGTAATCAAAACGACTTCCATCATGTCACCGAATGGTTCATCCAAATGGTGAGAGAATATGGTATTAGACCCATTTTTATAGGCTACGACCCATGGGGTTCACTTTATTGGGTTAAAGAGATGGAAGATGCTGGATTCACAATGGAAAAAGTAAGGCAGGGTGTTTACACCTTATCTGAACCTATGAAACAGCTAGAGGGTGACCTTAAAAACAAACTAGTCATTTATGACAATAACCCAATCCTTAAATGGAATATAGCAAATACGCAAGCTAAGGTTGACGTTAATGGAAACATTCAACCTAGCAAGCTAAACAGCAAATTAAAAAGAATCGATGGATGCGTAGCGTTGATTATCGCCTATGCCGTCCTTACTCGATACAAGACAGACTACGAGAATTTAATTAGTTAGGAGGTAGCTATGGCATTCTTTGACATTTTTAAACGCAAGAAAAAAGTAGTGACTCCTGTCAACTATGATGCTCGAGTCTTTAAATCGACATTAGATATCTTTCAAGACTTTGGAAACAATATCAACATGTCCGATGTGGTGAAAATCTGCATTGATCGAATTGCTACTCATGCAGCAAAGCTAAAGCCAAGATATGTCAAAACTCAAGATGATAAAACGGTGTTAGAGAAGAATGGTAACTTAAGTTATTTACTCAAGTTTCAACCTAATCCTTTAATGACACCTTACGATTTTATCTATCGAGTTGTGACCCTTCTTTACTTAAATAACAATGCGTTTATTTATCCAGTTTACGATTATGAAACCTATGAGCTCAAAGAGCTATGGCCATTAAAACCGACATCGGTTGAGGTCCTTAAAGATGAGAGTGGAGCGATGTATCTCCGCTTTTATTTTTCTGATAAAAAAGGTTTCACACTTCCATACGAGTCCGTTATTCATCTTCGTAGATTCTATGGAATGAACGATGTCTTTGGCGGTAATGGTGCAATTAGTGATCATGCCGCATTGCTAAAGACAATCAAAATTAATGATTCCGTCCTTCAGGGCTTGGATAACGCAATTAAAACAAGCTTCCAAATCAAAGGTTTATTAAAAATAAATGGAATCTTATCTGAAAAAGACAAAACCGCTCAAAAGAAAGAGTTTGATGATGCCTTAAAAGAAGCAACTAGTGATGGCGGCAGTTCCATTGTCCCTGTTGATTTAAAGAGTGACTATGTGCCGCTTAATACTGACCCAAAGTTAGTGGACAGTACGACACTCACTTTCTTACAAAAGAAGATCATCTCTTACTTTGGTGTCAGCGACTCTATCTTTGATAACAAGTACAACGAAAACGAATATAACGCTTTCTATGAATCAGTTATTGAAGGTATAGCAATTGCCTTATCAGAGGCATTCTCAAAAGCATTATTAACTAGAGGTCAGTTAGAGAAAGGTGAACAAATCATCTTTTATTCCGAAAGACTTCAATATGCTTCATGGAATACCAAAGTCCAGGCCATCGAGAAGTTGATGGGCCTTGGCATACTTTCTCTCAACGAATCCAGAGCCTTGCTTGGCTTTGAACCTATTGAGGGTGGTAGTAGACGTTTGCAATCACTCAACTATGTTGATGCTGATAAAGCTAACGAATATCAACTTGATAAATTCTTTAAGAAACCTAAATCCAAGGAGGAAATCGACAAAGATGAATAAAGAAGTTAGATTCTCATCTCTCGAGAGCAGAGCGGATGAAGAAAACAAGAAGATGATAGTGGAAGGCTATGCAATCGTGTTTAATGAGGAAACGCTCATTGGCACTGAAGAACACGGCTTTACCGAAGTCATTGATGCTCAAGCATTAAAAGAAACAAATATGAAAGATGTGCCGTTTAAATATAACCATAACGACAGCACACTCATTATTGCGAGGACCAGAAATGGTTCTCTTTCTTTAGAAGTTGATGAAAAAGGCTTGAAAATCCATGCCGAACTCATCGACACAACCAGCAATAGAGACATCTTCAAATGTATCGAAGCTGGACTATTAGACAAGATGTCATTTGCTTTCACTGTTAAAAGTCAAAGCTGGGATAAAAGCGGTAAGCTTCCAAAAAGAACTATTACAGGCATTGATAGGCTCTTTGATGTAAGTGTTGTGGACTTGCCTGCCTACGACCAAACTTCTATCCAAGCAAGTGCTCGCTCTTTAGAGTTGGCGGATGCTGAACTAAAGGCATTGGATGATGCAGAGAACTTAGAACGTAGAACAGTCTTAGTAAAGAGACTAAAAATCAAAACCAAAATCTAGGAGGAATTCATTTTATGAATCTTGAATTACGTTTAAAGGAAATCAAAGCACGTATTGAAGAAATCCGTGGCTTAGTTGATTCCGAATCCGATGTCGAAAAATTATCTGCTTACGATAAAGAAGTAGACGAACTCACCAACGAACGCAAGGCCATCGAAAAGAAACTCGCTATGAGAGGCAAATTCGATGTCCAAGATGTCGTTGTTGAAACCAAATCCACAGAATCTAATGCTGAATTAGAAGCTCGTGGTCAAGCCTTAAAAGAAGGTAGAACTGTCACCGTTACTGCTGATGGAGTTTTACTCCCAGAGCATGTTGATGACAAAATCACACCATACCCATTTAGAGAAGTTTCCACTTTAGTGGACCAAGTTCACACAGTCAATCTAAAAGGTGGCGAAACCTACAAGAAATCCTTTGTGAAATCTCATGGTACTGGTGGTTTAACTGCTGAAGGTGATCCTTATACCACAGCAGAACCAGAATTTGGCTATTTAACAATCTCCAAAGTCAAAGTTACTGCTTATGCAGAAATCACCGAAGAGTTAGAGAAACTCCCAGCGGCCGATTACCAAGGAGAAGTTTTAAAGGGTGTTAATATCGCTTTAAGAAAGAAAATCTCCGAACAAATCCTTCGTGGTGCAGGAACCACAAACACCTTCAAAGGCATCTTCTCTGCTAACTGTGAAGCCTTAGCTGATGCAGTCGACTTAGAACTCAGTGCAATTGACGAAAATACCTTAGATGAAATCGTCTACGCCTATGGCGGTGATGAAGAAGTCGAAGGTGGCTGTGTTCTCATCCTCAACAAGAATGACTTACGTGCATTCGCTGGTTTAAGAACCGCTGAAGGCAGAAAAGTCTATAACGTTGACTACAAGGCAAAAACCATCGATGGTATCCCATTCATCATCTCCAGTCACTGTAAAGCAATCTCTGCTGAAAGTACTCAAGTCGGTGAATATGGTATCGCTTATGGTCCATTAGCTAACTACGAAGTCCCAATCTTCAGTGGTGTTGAAGTAGCTAAATCCACTGATTACAAATTCAAAGATGGCATCATCTGCTATAAGGCATCTGTCTTCACTGGTGGTAACGTCATCGGCTACAAAGGCTTCTTAAGAGTTAAGAAAGCTGCTGCCCAATCCGAATCAGATTCTGACGAAGAAGAAGGCGAATAGACCTTAGGTCGAAACACGGAGGAGTGCCCGCTAACCTTGATAAGTCGCTAGTCGCAATACGTATGAAATGAGAAATCAATAAGTCCGTATGAAGGCGGGTCCTTCCGTTTAAGAGTAATAGGAAGAATATTCTAACGAGTAGAGGAGGTGTCTAAAATGTCGTGCGAAAACATGCTAGAGAAGATGAAGAAAGCTTTGCTTATCCCTGCAACAGAAAACTACGCTGATGATGAAATCTTGATTCATATTGCCTCGTGCCGCCAGTTGCTAGTCACAGCTGGAGTTCCTCGTGAAACCGCTGAATCAGATGACAATCCTTTAGTGACAGCTCTTATTACCATATTTGTGAAGACACATTTCGGATTCAATAGTAACGGAGAAGTGAAAGAGCTTCCCAAGAGCTTTGACGTCTTACTCAGGCAACTATGCTTGCATAGACCTGAGGTTGGTGGAGGTTCTTCCTCGTGATAGCGTATCCTAATTCCGGCAACATCAACTTATTCCTATTACGTGTTAAAACAGATGCTGATGATTTGGGCAACCAAGTCTTGCGTTTGGTCGGCTCCAAAGAGGTGGTGGGGATGACAGCCTCCATCACTTCTAAGGAACATTACTCTTCAAAAGAGAGCAAAGTTTTACTTGATTTTAAGGTTTCAATTCAAGCGTTCCTTTATGACGGTAGCAAGTACCTATATGTTCCTAATGAAGACACCATCTACGAAGTAGAGAGGAGTTATCAAAACGGAATGTGGATGGAACTATATGCTAGCGAAACCCAAATTAAAAAGGAGGACATCGCTGGATGGAATCTTTAGAACTTACCGCTCTCACACCAGAGATTGAAAAGGCCGTTAAAAACTATTCTAAAGACGTTGAAGTAGCGATATTACAACGCTTAGATGAAACAGCCGACTTGATCCTGGATTATATAAAAGAACATGCACCTAGAACACCGTGGACACACGAGCATTTAGGCGATTCTTTTATTAAGGAATCATATGGTGAAGGTATAAACAAAACGATTGTTATTTATTCCAAAACCAAAGGTTCCATCGTTCATTTAGTAGAACTTGGCTTTAAGCATCGTAGTGGAAAGCTCGTATCTGCTCGCCCTTTTTTAAGACCTGCTTATGACGAGTTTACCCCGAAGATGCTAGACGATATCAGAAAGATAATTAATGGAGGTGGATGATGCTTAAGAAACTAAGAAGAGTGCTATTAACCGTTCTTCCGACAGTCATCTATGCTCATCTTGATTATGACAATGAGCAAAATGCAGAAGCTCCGTTCATCATTTATCAGGAGATATCGAAAAGACCACCTGAATTTGCAGATGATCGACCAACTTACTACTTAAGTACGATTCAAATTACATTATCAACAAAGAAAAAAGATGAAGCCTTAGAGGAAAAGCTAGAAACTGCTCTTCTAAAAAACGACTACATCTTTTCTTTAACATCTGAATACAAAAACTCAGATGGCTCTATTTATAGAGTTTATGAAATTAGGCTGGAGGATTTTAAACATGCCAAATAACAAAATCACGTTCGGATTACGTAATGTCCATTATTCAATTGCCACTCAAGACAATAATGGTAACTGGAGTTTTGATACTCCAGTCGCATTACCGGGAGCTCAAGAGTTCTCGAGTGAAGTAGTGGGTGGATCTACCAATGTTTATGCTGATGATACTTTATACGCATCCTTAGTCCAAAATGCAGGTAGAACCTTAACACTTAAGTTCACAGAAATCCCTGACAATTTCAAGACCGCAGTATTAGGCTATAAGACACTTGCGAATGGTAACTTAGTGGAAATCGCTAACGCACCAGTAGTGACCTTTGCCTTAGGTTTTGAATTCCAAGGCGATGCTAAGGCAAGAAGAGTCTGGTACTACTTATGTAGTGTCACCCCAATTGCTGAAGCAACCAAATCAAAAGCGGATAGCATTGAAGCTAACTCAGTTACTCTTAACATCACAGCTAGACCAATCGAAGTTGGCGATGATTTAATCACTAACTGTGTCTGTGCTAAAGGCGATAGTAACTACACAAACTTCTTAACTACCGCTCCAGTGATTCCAGAAATCCCTGAATAAGGAGTAGAGTATGGAACGCACAGTTAAACTCAATGGGAAGGAGTTTAGATTAGCTTCTTCACTTTTTACCATCATTTCTTATAGAAACGTCTTTGGCACTGAACTATTTGATGATGTCGAAAAGTTAGATAAAGCGATCAGCGAAAACAAAAATGATGTCGGTAAGTTTATCGATGTCCTTTTTAGATTGGTCTATGTTTTGCATAAGCCTTTCTTCAGTGAATCATATGACCGTTTCCTTCAGCTCTTCGATTTTAGCGTTTTATCTAACGTTGAAGAACTCACAAATCTTGCTAATACCATTGGCGAACTTTTAGGGGAAATGAAGAAAAATTCCGAAGGGACTGATTTAGCCCCAAAACCATAAGGCCAAGAGGAAACATCACGGCAAACATAATTTTCAACTTGGCTCAACTAGGAATCCCGATTCGTGATGCGGAATTCTTTGATATTAGAACCTATCTTGACATAGTCAAATTGCAAAAATCTATCTATGAAGAAGGTGGGTCTAGACAAGCAACTCAGGCAGATATTGATGCCTTTTTAGGTTAAGGAGGTGAGGGTGATGGCAGAAGCAATTAAAGGTCTAAATATTAAGCTCGGTCTTGATACAACGGAACTTGAGTCTTCTATCAAATCCCTCAATTCTGACCTTAAAGAGCAACAAAGAGACCTAGCTGCAATTAATAAAAACTTAAAATACGATTCTTCTAACGTCGACTTGTGGAAACAAAAACAAGATAAACTTAACGGCATCTTAGAGACCACTAAGAAAAAGTTAGAGGAACAAAAGAAGCAACTTGAGCTTGCTAAAGAAGGTGTCAAACTCGGCACAGTCAGTGAGCAAGAATTCAAGAAAATGCAACGTGCTGTCCAATATACTGAGGCAGAAGTAGCAAAACTAAATGAAGAGTTAAAGCAAACTGATAACAAAATATCTGCTTTAGGAAAGATTGATGTTAATAAGTTGTCAGCCATTGGTGGTGCGATGACTAAATACATCACAGCTCCAGTAACCGCAGCTGTTACTGCTTTATCCGCTTTAGCATTAAAGACCACTGAAACAGTCAATCAAATGGCTGATACTGCAAAGCAGTTAGGTGTCGGATTAGAGGCTCTTCAAAAATGGGAATATGCCGCCAAACAACTTGGCAGTGAAACCCAATATCTAGATAAAGCATTCCAAAAAATTAATAACCTTTTAGGACAAATCGCTAATGGAGATGATGTCTCTGAACAGCTATCCAAAATCGGTTTAACAATGGACGATCTCGCTGGTCTAGATGCAGAAGCAGCTTTTAAGAAAATCCGTAATGCCATAGCAGGAGTGGAAGATGCTGCTACTAGAACCGCATTAGCGAATCAATTCTTTGGTGATAAACTTGGAACTCTTTTGAACCCTGTTTTAAGTGCATCGGAAGATGAACTTGAAGCATGGATGGAAGAGGCGGAAAAAGTTGGTATTGTCTCCGAGGAAGATGCAGAGACTACTGGTAAACTTGGTAACGAAATCTACGCACTCAAGCAAGCGTTCCTTTCTTTAAGGACTGAACTTGCTACAGCATTAGCCCCGGTTATCACTAAAATCGTTAACTTCCTTAAGGACACCGTTATTCCTAAGGTTAAAGAGCTCATCCAAAAATGGAAAGAGATGTCATCTGGATTAAAGGTTGTCATAGGCGTTATCGGTGGGGTACTTACTGCAA